GTAGCTGCGAATAGATTGATCAATCATCTGACATCCTCCGCGTAGATCACCACGTTCTGACGTTTGCCCTTTGGGTCTGCGCTAGACAGAACCTCAAGCAAACGACCAGCGACGCTAATCTGCGCTCCAGGATTCAACAGCTCAAGTTCTGGGCTGTATCTAAACTGAAGCTCAAATTCGATGCGGCTCATTAACTGACCATTTTCTGCGCGTTCTCTAAAAGTCCGCTGTTTGATGCTGCACTTGTGAGTGACAGAATCAGCAGTCATGGTATGGTCGAGTGCACCGTAAGCATCTGGCGACGTGGAGCGTTGGTAGATGGTTGCTGTGTGTCTGAGTGAACCTGCTCTCATACTGCCTCCTTACGCTAGGCGTAGACGGTAGGGAGAGAGGAGGTCATCAGCACCTTTCGGGGCTTTCACAAGCGCCAAACCAGCATTGTCAATAATGCCGTCTTCCCGGTATTCGTATAGTGACGCTGTCACCAACAAAATAGCCTGTTTAACGGAAGCCGGGACACTGACGGAACCATCGAGCGCATACGTCACTGCGATGTGCTTTGGCTCACTAGTCGCATCAGAAGGCCAGACCTCACCCATTGCTGGGTAAAGAAAAGCCCTGTCGGTCGCGCCTACTAGCCGATACTTTGAACTCGCCAGCGTTTGCTGGGCATAGTCCGTATCGTAGTAAGTGACCGAAGTGATGCTAGTAATCTTGCCACCAGGCAAGTACAAGCCAAGCTTGTCGCGATGATTGCGAACTGGGAACACATCGAAGTAAACCGTCTTCGAGCCTGTTGTCCAGGCGCGGTTGGTAAACGACTCTGCGTACTCAGTCGCAACTGAGATCATTCGTGTAATCTCGGTCTGCTCATCACTGTCAACAGTACTAGGCAGACGCAAGTGCAATCGCGCTTCTGCAAAGGTCACGGGGTCTGCCATAGCATGTCTCCTTCAACTTCAACAAATTTAAGCGTGGTTAACGCCAACAACTTTAAGTGCGCTAGCGTCCAACACCATAGAGCCTGTCCTGCGCCTTGTATAGAACATTATACTGCCAGGCGTACTGTAAGGGTCGCGTAACATTGACACGCCTACACGGTCTACAATCTGGAAAGCACGAGCAAAGTCACCGAACAAGATAGGCGCTGAATCAGCAGCTTCGTCGATGTCGTCCATGTCTTCATTGATCACGATTGAATGCCCGAACAGAGAAGTAGCACCTGCTTGCGTCAAATCTCTCTGCAAGAAGTACTCGTTGTCGCCGTTCTTCAGATTCATGAGAGCCTGATGAGTTGTACGGTTCATCATCCAACGAGCGTTGGGCAGGTAACCTGTCTTCATCGACTTCACAACGGTTCGCAAGAACTCGATGATTGCCGCGTCAGTACCACCTAGCGCGTTATTTACGCCAGTGCTGATCACCTGGTAAACACCAGTGCTGTCATTAGCTGCCGCACTTGCATCGAGTGTCAGACCGTTCAGGATGCCAACAGGCTTGTTGGTGCCATTGCCAGACAAGAAAGCTACGCCTTCAGCTTCAGCAAATTGACGAGCGATTTCGCCAGTTAACCAAGACTCAACGTCGAAGAAACCGTCTTCGATCATGTGCTGGTAAACGCGAGGGCGAGCGTATACTTCACCGAAGGTGGCAGTTCTTTGTGCCAGCTCTGGAGAGTTAGTCTGTGCCCGTGCGGTAGTCTCACCAACCCAGCCAGACGCTGCGTCACCGATTGATACCAATTGTTTGACGTCGGTAGTCGCAGCAGAAACTACTGAACAAACCTGTCGAAGCGGAGAAATCTCTTTTTCGAGTTTGATGATTTCTTGTCTCAACTCTTCAGGTAGAGCGTAGCCGCCTTGAGCGTCAGTGCTGATCTGTAAATCAGTGCCTTTTGCGCGAAGACCGTCAATGCCGTCTTTTACAAAAGTTGAAAATATTTCTTTGTGTTCCATATCTTTTTCATCTCCAAGATTACGGATGAATGCGGGAGCAGCTTGCTTGGCTTTTATCTCTTCGAGATCGGCCTTGATTGCTACTAGTTCTTCTGATGCTTTTGTTGCTTCAGCTTTGAGAGACTCATTTTCTGCGGTGACTTCTTCGTTTTTAGTAACGACGGCATCGATAGTCTTTTCAACGTTCTCGAGGCTTACGTCCTCCACAGCAACTACGTCTTCGACTTTTTGAATTTCTTCAGTCATAGGAATTTTATCCATTGCTTTGTTTGGATTTGATGCTGTTTAGTTTACTTAGCATCGCCTTGAGTCTTTGATTGTCTATCTCGATTTGAGCGTCACACTCATCATGAGTTT